GGAATGTACGATGGCGAAGACCAAGTGACGGTAACTGTTTTCATTGTGCTTTCACCGTGAAGGCAATAGAGTCTGCACTAACTGAAAGATTGTCCGTGTCGTGGCGACGTACTGCGGCCCTTTGAGCGGAGGCAGGACTGCCTTGCCCATTGTTGACAAAATTGTACTTGGTTTCATCGTACCTTACTGCCACCACTGAATAAGTATTATTGGCACCTTCCTTTACATTTTGTACCTTATAGGCCCTGAAGGTAGGATCAAAGCGGTCCTTTGCCAACAGCCAATTCTGTTGAGTGGTGGGGATCAATGGGAAAGGCTGAGTAGTAGTGATCGTGCGGCCAACAATAGAAGCAATAGGCACTACTTGTGCAACGCCAGTGGAGCCATAAGTCCATAAGTTATAGCCACTCAAGCCACTAGGTAAATCACCATCAATGACGATTGAAGATGAGGATGCACTGACAATCCTACCTCCAAGTCGAGCGCCACTTTTTAATGGATCGGCAATCAAAATTGGATCGCCAGGCAATAATAGGGCTCCTTCACTTGCCAGTGAAAACGACACTGTTTCGCCATTGAGTAAATTAGAAGCCAGGAAATAGCGACCAAAACGCTCGGCTTGTTGAATAGTGGTGCAGCCAAAAGCACGAATCTCGGCTAGGCGATAACCATAGCGGGCAATAGAATCACGATCTTCAACTAAGACTTTCTTTTCCACATAAAAATCGCGCTCGTCGTTGTAGCTAACTTGCACGGCAGTTTGTCTTGCAGATCGGGAAGTGCCCTCATACCTAAAGCAAGGACTACTGATTTTCCCGCCATCGTCCTCTTGGATGACATTGGCCTCTGAGAATAGCTTAAAATTGGCGTCTTCGGCAAGATCGTCAACAGTAATGAAGATGGAATTACCGCCATAGAAAGCTTGCGCTTGAAACACGGAAGCCAGATTCTGAATCACGCCATAGGCATCACCGTCAGAATCCAAATAGCCATTGAACCTAACGCCATAACGGTCACAGTAGTCTGCGGCTTTCTTGAACGATGCAAGACTTGCATTGTTCATTAAAATGCCGGGCTGGTTAACAACAGTGCCAGTCCCAGCAAGCGTATAGGATCGCCCGCCAAGACCAAAACGAGGATTGGTCAGAATGTCCAATAGCACATACGCTGGATTATTGCTGTATTGGTACGAAACGTTAAGAGAAGAATCAATGGTGGGAACAATTCGTCCCTCCGTCAACACACTCACTTGCGGAATAGTGGTGAAGTCGGAAGTGGAAAACTCAATGGCGAGGAGAGCAGAATGAGGATACAGTAGTCTTTCGTCCCATTCAATGTCAGCACTCACCCATTGCAAATCTCCTTTCACATTATTGGTTTGAGTGGAGCTTGTCTTGCCAGTATTTGTCGTCGTGATTAACCCTGGAGGAATTGGCGCATCAAGCCGTTGCACCGAAATAGTGATTGGCATGTTGCGGCCAGTACAGCCATAACTTAAATTGCGAAGCTTGGTCGCCAATGCCACGCCGGGCTCTGCTCTTGTGTCTTCAATAAAGCCAACTTGTGCTTGAGTGTTGGGGTCTGTTTGATTGATAATGACTCGCCATCGAATTGGCTCCACGGCATCTTCGCCAGCGTTTACCGTGGCATAGGAAATCGTGGTATTAACATCACCACCAGTGTTCAGGCCAGTGGTGCGAGTGATTTGCTTGTAGACAGGGCCATAACGAAACCTTAAGCGAATACGATCTGCATACTTCTGGTTAAAGCCCCGCACCACGGAAGCACTATCGCCAGCAATAAAATCTTGCTGCACTGGCAAATGAAAGCCTGCGCTTTTGACGAGCGTGATGTAGTCGGACAATGACGACTGATTGCCATTGACAAACTGAGCATTAGAGCCGCCATAAGTGGAAAGGCGAGCTTCATTCACGAAAACATTGTCCCTAGGGCTTCCGAGATTATCAAAGCCCTTGATCGGCCCCTCAGAAATTACGCCAAGCCAATAGCCTTTATTGTCGTCCGACACATAGGACGAAACAATGGGGCAACTACGAATGAGATAGCGGCCATAGAGAATGGGCACTGGCACGCCTTGGGCTGTAGTTTCTGCAGCACGATCAAACACTACTACGTCCGTATCCTTGCGCTCCCCAGAGCTTCTGGTGTTGCGCTGTGGCACTCCAGGCGTGATGGCCTGCACAATGCCGCCAAGCACCATTGAAGCGCCAAAGGTGAAAAGGCCAGTTTTAATGGTGGCCGCAATCGTTCCGGCGGCGGCAGGGCCTAACAACAATGAGCCAACAATCAAAGCGGCTCCAATCAGAATTTTTGCTCCAGCCCCGTCAAAAAAGCCAGAGCCAGAAATCACTGGCACTAGCACCATTTCGTTACACTTCATGGAAAGTTGGCCATATTCAATGCCTTCTTCCCAATGATTTGTTAGCACCTTCCAATAGATGCCATGCTCATGACTTACCGTGAGAAAGTTACGAAAGCCCGGCACTAACACTGATAGCGCATTGATGGCTTCCTGAGGAGTGGCAACGTTAAGCTCACGCTCAGCCCCAAAGCGTTCGGCGGCAATACCACGAAAGACAATTTTCATTTTGTCAGCACTTTCTCAAATCGTGAAACACTACCATCAACACTAAGAAGTTCAATGGTATCAGTGGCAACAATGTAGACGATGGAGGGAAGCCTGAGAAATTGCGCCACTTGCAAATCTTGCGGGCTAAAGCCTAATTCGCCAGTTGGATGGGAATGGTAAAAGCCTTCCACTTCATGCTCTAGCCACACGCTAGCGGCAATCTCAAAACGTTTCTTGGGGAATAGCGAGACATTGGCGCAGGGAATGACAAAGCCCCCTGAGAGCACGCCACAAGCCTCTCTAGGCGCGTCCGCTTGCCCATGTAGGGCAATCTGCCTTAGAGCCTCATCACTCACTACCATCGCCCTACACTTGCGCCGTGGGGAAGCCCCCAAACCGTAATCCTAATCCAGCCCCGCCAAACCTACGTTCACAAGCTTCCAAGCTTTTGTTGCACGTTGCCTCCCCTGCGGGCTCACTTCCCGCCCATTGACACTCTGGTCCGCGATAAACAAATGGGCAATAGTTTGCATAGATGCGACGACGGGGAATTGTAATCCCTTCATTGTCAAAAATTGAAGCCAATTCCCAAGTAATTGTGAGCTTGGTTTCTTCTACTTTCCTATTGAAATACCATTCATCCGGCGCATGATGGGCATTAGCATCATACGTTGCTTGTACTGCACCGCCACCAACTCGACGGACAAACTTGGCATAAGTAGAAAGGCGCACAAAACGAAAGCCCAGCAAGTCGTCGTAACCGTCGGAAAGAACAGTAAAGGCACGGTCAACATTGGCAATGGTGAGAGAAGGGGCAGGGAGCTTATTACTGCCAGTCAGCTCAAAGCCAGTGGCAGAGATTGGCACGGGCTGGTAAGTGCGTAGCGTTCCACCATCGTCAACATATTCAATAGTTTGTCCACCCGATTGCTCTGGGCTGACCAGGTATTGAATGGCGGGAGGGCTGGAGGGGAAAACGGCAGTTCCATCAATGATATACAAATCTAGCCTTGCGTCCTCAACAAGACTCCTGGCTTCATTGATAACTGAACTTGGGGCTAAACTCATTGCCGATACAGAGAACCGCCAGGCCGTTGTTCATCAAGGATAGCTTGTTTCACGGCCCGGTCCAATGCCCCAGCAAACTTATTCCCTTGATCGCCAGTGATTTGTGAATTGGCCGTTGTGCCATCGGCAGAATTGCTGATGTTCACGGCAATAGAAGTGGAATAGTTACTGCCAACAGCCCCTTTAAGGTCTACTGGCACGGAGCGATTATTGGGCATGGGAATAATTGCCTCATTGAAACGACCTTCGCCAACCATTGCCAAGGTGGGACGATTGACAATGGCGCCATCAGCAAAACGACCCAAACCTTTAGTGAAATTAGCAACGGCGGCAGTGGAGTCAATTTGACTCATATTAAAAGATCCGGGAATTGCTTTGAATTGACTCAAATTAAGACCGCCCGTAACACTTGGATCGCCAAACGGCGAAACAATTTCAGGTATTGACGGAGGATTGGTTAATCCTGCAAATTGCATCAGCCAAGCCACTGCTTTGTTGACATAGGCTCGCGTAAACTCTTGAATTAGGGAGTTGGCAATTTGCTTGAAAGCATTTTGCATAGATTGCGCAGTGTCTTTAACAATGGAGGAAAGATTAGTCCAGTCCGTACCAATGTCCACCAATGCAGAGCCCAAAGATTCTCTTATGGAATCACCAAGGCCGGTGAAGGCATCTTTAATGCGCTTAATAGATTCATACTGTAAAGCGTATGCGGCTAAAGCACGATTAGTTCGTGCATCAGTAATACCCTTGTCATACAATTCCGCTTGCTTTTCTTCCATTCCCGGGGCTGCAATTAAAGCGCGTCGCTCTGCCTGTGCGTTAGCCATATAGTCCATTAGTGCTGCCCTTTCGCGGTTTTTGGAAACAATTTCATTCGTCAAGTCTCTTTGCTTTTTCAGGTCAGCAATGTTCGCCCGCGAATACCTTGACAGGCTTTCTGCATTTGCCTTGTCTATAGTGCCGGCATCAATAGCTTTCTTCAGTTCGTCATCAATCGCTTCTGCAGTTTTGATTGCCTTATCAAGGGCCCGTGTCCTTTGCAACACTTCCTCTACAATCGCCGGGTTAATTCCATTGCGAATGGCATCGAGTCGTCTATTGTCACCTTCTTCTAGGTCTTTTTGTGTTCTCTTTATTTCGCCAAGTACACTAAATTGCTCGTTGTATTGCGCAAGCAAATTATTTGCTGCATCAAGACGAGCTTGTTGCGCCGCAAGTTCTTGCTGCCTTGCTTCAGAGGCTGAAACTTGACCGACAGTAGATGGCGCATCAACTTGTTGTGAGTACGGGATGTTGACCTGGGGGACGGGAGCGGGGAGAGCCGGTGGCGCAGGAACCTGTCTAGTGGGGGCAGGTAGAGCCTGTGGCGCAGGAGCCTGTTTAGAAGACTTTTTCTGAAGATCAGCAATTTCGTTTTCCAACTGTGCAATCCTTGGGAGTGTTCCCATGACAGTTTTTGCTGGATCTGTTGGGTCGGGAAGGGGGGCAACCCTCGGATCAAGTCCCTGCTTGGCACGGGCCAACATTATAGACATTACCTCAATTTCTTTGCGAGTGAGTTCTTGTAGGAATCCTACGGTCTTGCCAACGTCAACTGCCGCCTTGACAAACATATCTCCGGCTTGCTTAGCAAAGGTTTTGTTAATGTTTCCTACCCTCTTGGCAAAAGTTTCATTTGCCTTGTTAATTTCTTCCGCATTTTTGCGCTTCATCTTCTCAAACTCTTCCTGCCGCTTACGAGCGTTTTCGGCAAAGTTTTCCTCTCGTTGCAATGCCTGTTCACGCCGATCGGCGGCTTGTTTTTCAATGTCACGCACTGTCTCTGCAGCACTCACGTCCTCTCCCGCAGCACGACGACTATCAATTTCAAGATTCGCATTGAAGTCAGAGCGCAAGCGATTATTCTCGCGGCTCATTCGTGCGTTCTCTAGTTCAATTCTTCGCCTTTCGTCGTTAAGTCGCTCTTCAAAATCAAGCAACTCTTTGGCGTGGCTCTTGCGAAGATCCTGCAGGCTATCCTCATGATCCTCTCGCGCTTGCGCTAAATCTTCATCGCGTTTGCGAATGAGATTGTAGTAGTCTTCTGCAAGTTTCTTTTGCTTCTTGGTATTTTCGTCGTCTTGCGCTGCAAGTTCTTGGTTACGTTTATTCTTTTCTTCAATCCTGTTCTTCTCCAATGCGGCTTGCAACTCGGTGATTTGTTGCTTAGCCTTGTTATACGCCGGATCATTCAATAGTGAACCAAGTACACTTCTTGTTCCCTGTAGTGCAGGCTGCATTGCAGGAGAAAAGGAAGCGATATTCAGGCCGGTCTGCACCTTTTCGGCTAAGGGCCTAAAAATACTGCTTTTCCTTGCTTCGTCTCGCGCTTTGACAAGCTTTTGTAGGCTATCAATTTCAGCCTGCACACTTTCCGGTGTACGCTCTCCACGCGCAATTTGGCCCGCAACAAACGTGGCGCTCAGAGAAGATCCCAAAAGGCCAAACTGTTGCATTTTTTTGATTAACTTATCAAGAGCAATAATTGCAGTGGTGGCCATATCCTGAAAATAGGCACCAATGGGCATCAAAGCAGATCCCATTGTGACCTGTAAATCTCCCATAGACTTATCAAGTCGTTGTCCAGCATACTCTTGGCTCTTGACGATAATCTCGGCGCTCTTCTTATACTCTTGGCCCAGACGATCAGCAAACTTCAGGAACTCCTCAATACTCACTTGTCCTAGTTCCAGTGCCTTTTTCAATGAAGCCGTGTTCATGTTATTGGCCTCAGCAAACAGAGCAAACGCGCCTGGGATACGCTCGGCCAGTTGTCCCACCAATTCTTCGCTTTGAACAGTGCCTTTTGCGAAAATCTGCGTGACGGCCCGCATGGAACCTTCAAGGTCTTCAGCACTACCTCCAGTGGCGATGGAGGCGGCGGCAACGGCTTCAAATACTTTCTTTGTCGTATTTGCAGAATAACCGGCGGCACTAATAGAGGCTTGAAGTTTAGTGTATGGAACAATTACTTTATCCACTCGCATTGCCAAGCCATTGCTAATGTCATTCACGGCCCTAAGATTCTCCCCATAACCTTTCATGCCATCGCTAACACCACGAAGTGCAATTTCCAACCTAGAAACGGAAGCGGCATAAGTTGCAGTGGCGCTGGCGGCAGCGAGCACTTGGTCTGCCACTTGTCCTGCGGCGGCACCAGCGAACGA